CAATGACGGTGGCACAGAAGCAAGACCACGTAACATTGCATTGCTAGCCTGCATCAAGACGTGATTTGACATGAGCACAGTCAAGGCAGCCAACTTACAGAACACGGGCAGTGGTGCTCCGACGTTTAAGAACAGCTCTGGTACGGAGATCGGTCAGCTTGTTAAGGCGTGGATTAACTTTAACGGCTCTGGAACGGTTGCGATCAGGGATGATTTTAATGTTAGCTCGCTAACTGACAATGCCTTTGGAGTTTACACGATTACTTTTAACACAGCATTCGCGAACAACGACTATGCGCTAGTGACAAACCAGTTCCTAGAAACGGACGGTGGTGCGGGTAAAGTTATTCATACTGGTAACGGCCATGATGAGAATACGACTACTACGGCCAAGTTTAGATGCGGTACAGGCAATCAAAATGCGGCCGGTGATACCGGGTTGACTGGAGACGTGCCGTCAGTTCATGTTGTTATTTGCGGAGCTTGAACGATGAGCACACTTAAGGTCGCCACTATCCAAGACACGTCGGGCAACAACAGCTCGACACCTGCAGGGATTGCTTCTGGCACGGCAAAAGCGTGGGTGAATTTTAACGGCACTGGCACTCCTGCCATTAGGGACAGCTTTAACGTCAGCTCTCTTACTGACCAAGGCCAAGGCGATCATCAAGTTAACTTTACTAATGCAATAGGAAACGCAAATTATTGCGCTCAAGTTTCTTGCGGTGACCCGTCTGATATGGATAGATTTGTTATTGTTCATGAAGTCAACACTTCCTATTTAAGGATGCGAACATTCGCCAATAGCAATGCTCTAAGAGACTTGGAAGTCAACTGCGCTACTGTTTTTTCTGATTAAGCCATGAGCACACTTAGAGTCAACAACATTAAGGACGCCAGCGGTGGCACGAGCAGTCTGAAAATTGACGGCGCGGCCAAAGCGTGGCTAAACATGAATGCTGAGTCAACCGAATCCATCAGAGATTCTTTAAATGTTTCTAGCTTTACTGACAATGGCACAGGTGATTTTACAATCAACTTTGCCACTGCTTTAGCAAATACAAATTACCTTGTAGTGAACTCTGCAAGTAGAGGAGATGATGCAAACACTGATATTTGTAGCTGGGCAGGTGTTCATTCAAAAACAACTTCAAGCTTTGGCATGGGTGTCTTTCAAACTAACTCTAACTTTAGTGCTACATCAAGCAGAAGCAATTTAGTTGAGTTCTTAGATATTGTTGTGTTTGGGGATTAAACATTGAAGTTGCACTGAGCACACTTGCGGCTCTTGCTACGATTGACCCACTGACGTTTCTGTCATGAGCGACAAACGCATCATCTTCCCCAATGACGATGGCGGCGTGTCTGTCATCGTTCCATCTGACAACTGCGGCCTGAGCGTCGAAGAGATTGCCCGTAAAGACGTACCTGCTGGCAAGGCTTATCAGATTGTGGATGTAGCGGACGTGCCGAGCGACCGTTCATTCCGCAACGCCTGGACTTACACGGAGAGCTGAAATGCCAATCGGACTTGACCTGTCCAAAGCAAAGGACATCCACCGCGACAACATTCGCGCAGCACGCTTGCCTTTGTTGCAGGCAAAAGATCTTGAGTTTCAACGCGCTCAGGAAACCAGTGCTGACACCGCCGCGATCGTCACCGCCAAGCAAGCCTTGCGTGATGCACCTGCGGCAGCAGCTATTGACGCAGCAAAAACTGCTGACGAACTCAAGGCCGCTTGGGACACCAGTCTTTTAGGCGATAGCCCATACGCCTAAAAAGGGTAGACTTGCCCCAAGAGGTGCGTCATGGCTGTCAGTCCTGGAACCTACAATTTCACGCTCCAGCGCCGTAGCGACTGGAGCATTACCTTGCAGTTCAAAGACAGCACGAGTACGGCTATCAATTTGACCGGCTACACGGTGTACGCACAGGCGTGGGACAAAGCCCGGTCAAAAAAATATGCAGATTTTACTGTCGCCTATACGGACAGGTCTGAAGGCAAGGTCAAGCTCAGTCTTACCGACACTCAAACAGCCACTTTTATTGATGAGCTGTATTACGACGTACTGGTTGAAGACGGCAGCGAAAACCGTGAGTATTACTTGGAAGGCGTTATTTTTGTAGAGCAGGGGTACACGTCACCATGACAGCAGTCAACGTCACGACAGACGGCAAGAATGTAGTCGTCAAGGACACGACAACCAACACTGTCTCAATCACGACTGCAGGCCCTCAGGGACCGGCGGCATCTGGCTTTACCTTCAATGGAGCGGGTAAAGTTGATAACAGCATCGTCTATTACGACTCATCTGCTGAGGAGTTTAAGGCGGACAACACCACCACTAAACTGAGCCTCGTAGAGGGCGGGAACTTCTAAGCCATGGCTAACACCCTACGCATCAAAAAAAGGGCCGCTTCCGGGGCAGATGGGGCTCCAAGCTCGCTCGCCAGCTCGGAGTTGGCGTTTAACGAGTCAGATCTAACTCTCTACTACGGTTTTGGTGACAACGGCTCAGCGGTAGCCACGTCAATTATCACCATTGGCGGTTCTGGAGCGTTTATCTCCAAAACCGACGCCAAGGGCGCAAACCTTGTTTTAGCTGGCCCGACAACCGGATCTGACGCCAACCCAACTTTTAGGTCTTTAGTCGCTGCTGATATTCCCAGCATCGCCCACACCAAGATCAGTGATTTCGACACTGGTGTGCGGACTAACCGCTTGGATCAGATGTCTGCCCCAACGGGCAATGTTGACATCAACTCCAACAAGCTGACCAACGTCACTGACCCGACTTCGGCGCAGGATGCAGCGACCAAGGCGTATGTCGATGCGGTCAAGACTGGCCTTGACGTAAAAGATTCTGTCAAGGTCGCCACTACGGCCAACATTACGCTGTCTGGAACGCAAACCATTGACGGTGTTGCGGTTTCCGCTGATGAGCGTGTGCTGGTCAAGGCCCAGTCAACTGGATCTGAAAACGGCATCTACGACTGTAAAGCCGGAACTTGGGCACGTTCCAGCGACTTTGACGCAAACAGCGAAGTCACGTCTGGCGCGTTTGTCTTTGTTGAGCAAGGCACTGTTAACGCAGACTCTGGTTTTGTACTGACTACTGACGGAACAATCACCGTTGGCACCACTGCGCTGAGCTTCACGCAGTTCTCTGGAGCGGGTCAGATTACCGCTGGCGATGGCTTGCAAAAGTCTGCCAACACGTTGTCAGCTGATCTGAAGGCGAATGGCGGCTTGGTTATTGAATCAGCCGAAATTGCGCTGAAGTTAGATGCAACCAGCATCACTGGCACTCTTGCGATTGGCGACGGTGGTACGGGTGCAACTTCTGCATCTGCTGCGCTTACAAACTTTGGGCTTACAGCAACTGCAGCTGAGTTAAACAAGCTTGACGGCGCAACGGTTACGACTGCTGAGCTGAACATTATTGACGGCGACACATCAGCAACCTCAACAACGCTTACATCGGCTGATCGCATGGTCATGAACGATGCGGGCACCATGAAACAGGTTGCACTTTCTGACCTTGTTACCTTCATCGCCAATGGGACTGCTAGTTCTTTTGTCGTCGACGGCGGCACCTATTGATCGGAGCAACCCATGGCAAACACAATTAAGCACAAGCGCGGAAGCGGCTCTAACCCGACTGCTTCTGACTTGGAAGTAGGTGAACTCGCTATCAGGACAGACACCGGGGTTGTCTTCACCAAAAAAGATGACAACTCTGTTGCTGAAATTGCAGGAGGTGGAGAAACAAACTTAGGCGTCACAACAACTACAACTGCAGTCACAGTTACCAGTGACACGGGCAACAACGCAACTATTAGCGAAGCAAGTGGCAGCGCAGCTGGCGTCATGTCGGTGGCGCACCACGACAAGCTTGACGGGATTGCGGCAAGCGCGACCAACGTCACCAACAATAATCAGCTGACTAATGGTGCGGGCTATGTATCTAACAACAGTGATCAAAGCAACAGTTTAGGTGTCGGCTCAACTGCGCTTGATTCAGAAACTACTGGCACTTCTAACACTGCTTTTGGCTCAGTTGCTTTAACAGCAACAACAAGTGGTCACAACAATGTGGGCATCGGCTATTCAGCTCTTACTTCGAATACCACTGGCCAGCAAAATGTAGCTGTTGGCAGCAATACGATGTATTCAACTACAACTGGGTATTTAAATACAGCAGTTGGTGGTCAAGCTCTTTATAGCAACACTACGGGAAATGAAAATACAGCCATTGGTTATGCCGCAGGTAAAGAAAACACCACTGGCTACAACATCACTGCTGTCGGCTTTAAAGCCTTACATGAAAACACCACTGGTAATAATAACGTAGCAGTTGGAAACTCTTGCCTATTTGAAAACACAACCGGCACAAAAAATAGTGGTTTAGGTGTGCTTGCCCTTCGCAACCTTACCACGGGTATTAATAACGTCGGTATTGGTTATGAAGCTGCTCGGTCAATTACTACTGGAAATCACAACACATCATTGGGCCAAGGCGCTGGCTATGCCATTACAACTGGCTCGAATAACATATGCATAGGCAGGGAGACAGGCTATGCCATCACAACCGGCGGCAATAATGTATTTGTAGGCTATAGCGCCGGAAAAGCGCAAACTACTGCTTCTGGTAATACTTTCGTAGGATACGAATCTGGAAAGGCTAATACTTCAGGGACTTCAAACACATTCCTTGGATTTGGCACAGGGCAATCAGTAACTACCGCCTCAGAAAACACTTTTGTTGGTGCTGGTGTTGGAGGATCCGTAACAACAGGTTCTTCAAACACTGCTATGGGCAGATCAAATCTGACTGCTCTTACTACTGGCAGTAGCAATATTTCGATTGGTAGTGCCACTTTGGAGAATGTTTCTACTGGTGGCAGCAATGTATGCGTAGGTAATAACGCTGGACAAAGCATTACCGATCATTCCCAAAATAGTTATTTTGGAGCTTTATCAGGCAGATACCAAACAGGTCAAGAGAATGTTGCAGTAGGCACCTATGCCCTGCAGGGCTCAAGTGGTAACAGCAATACAGACGGGAACGTGGCTATTGGCTGTTCTGCTCTTAAGTCAAATACGACAGGAACTGGCAATACTGCTATCGGCTATCAAGCCCTTGAAGATTGCTCATCTGGCGGTTCAAATACAGTTGTTGGTTATCGGTCTGCTGAAGATCTGACCACAGGAGACCATAACGCTTGCTTTGGCATGTATGCAGGCACGGAAATTACCACGGGTGATAAAAATACAGCAATCGGTCGATCTAGCTTATACAAAGCTACTACGGCATCTGACACTACATCTCTTGGTTATAACGCGCTTTATGAATGCACTGGCAACCAAAACACTGCGCTTGGATCTCTCGCCGCAGAAGATTTAACATCTGGCACAAATAATATAGTTATCGGCTACAACGCTCAGGCTAGTTCAGCTACTGTCTCTAATGAAATTACATTAGGCAATAGCAGCATTACTAGCCTTCGCATTCCTGGCTTGCAGTCTGGAGCGTCTAATGGGCATGTCCTTACCTATAACTCAAGCAGCGGTAATATCACTCTTGCTGCTGCTGGTGGGTTAACTAACAACAGCAGCAATACCGGAAGTTTAGGCATTGGCGAAGATGCGTTGGATTCAGAGACTGGCAGTGCGCTTCGTAATACTGCTGTTGGGTTTAACGCTGGAACGGCAATAACAGACGGCGACTTCAATGTATTAGTTGGAAATAAAGCTGGCGATGCAATTACTACAGGGAATCGGAATATTGCTATAGGCAACGATGCTTTAGGCGCAAACACTACAAACGATTCTAGTATTGCCATTGGTCACGAATCGCAGCAATCAAGCACTGCTGATTTTAATACTTCTGTTGGATCTACAGCCCTTCAAACCAACACTTCTGGCACTAGAAATAGCGCCTTTGGTGCGGAAGCTTTGCTGTCAAATACAACTGGAAGTGACAATGTAGGGGTTGGCTACGATTCACTTGTATTTAATACAACTGGCTATAGCAATATTGCTGTTGGCAAGGATTCTTTAAGAGCGAACACTACTGGGGCTGGGAATGTCGCAGTTGGTCACGAGGCTCTTGAGTCCATTACTACTACTAATGGAAGCACTGCTTGTGGCTTTAACAGCCTTAAAAACAACACAGCAGCTCAAAACACTGCCTACGGTTATCTAACGTCTCAAAACAACACTAGTGGAACCGATAATACTGCGGTTGGATCACAAGCTTTACGTCTCAATGCTACTGGCGGATCGAACGTAGCCATTGGCACGTCTGCGCTGTATAACAACACTAGTAGTAACAATACGGCTGTTGGTTTAAGTGCTTTACACGACAACACTTCTGGCTCAAATAACACAGCAACTGGATACGAGGCTCTCAAAAGTAATACTACTGGCGTACAAAATACAGCCATTGGCTATCGGGCTGGTGATTCAATTACAACTGGAGAGGATAATGTCTGTATTGGTTATATTGCGGGCCATACAAATAGCACAGGTGGCGGTTTAGTTGCCATCGGCTCTGAGGCCGGAAGAGTTAATACATCAGGAAACTCAGTATTTGTTGGTCAAAAAGCTGGATACAGCACAACAAGCGCATCAGGTTTGACGTATGTAGGGCCTGACGCAGGTCGAAACGCTACCGGCATACGACAAACGTTAATTGGCGCGAGTGCTGGCTACAACGCAACTGGTAATTTAAATACTTGTGTTGGCTATGCAGCCGGTAATTCAATTACTTCAGGCTCTAACAACGTTGTTATCGGTAATGACGCTGATGCAAGCTCAGCCACAGTTTCTAACGAAATCACTTTAGGTGATGCAAACATTACTAGCCTTCGTATTCCAGGGCTTCAATCTGGTGCGTCTAATGGTCAGGTTTTAACCTTTAACTCATCTAACGGCAACATTACGCTTGCCGATGCTGGTGGTTTAAGTGATACCAGCACAAATTCTGAAAGTTTAGGTGTTGGTGGTCAGGCGCTTGATTCTGAAACAAGCGGTTCGCTGAATACTGCGTTTGGTTATACAGCTCTTACCAGTGTCACTAGTTCTACTTATAACACAGGTATTGGTTATGAAGCTGGCAAAAGCATAACAACTGGCTCATACAACACAGTCTTGGGTGGTGGGGCTGCAAAGAACTCGTCAACAGCTCAATATAACGTTGTTATTGGTTATGAAGCTGGGGAAAATCTTACTAGCGGTAGTAACAACATTGCAATCGGAGAGAGAGCTGGTAAGGGCTTTGGTAACGCAAGTGATTGCACAGCGGTTGGAAGTAGAGCCCTTGAGTCTGCCAACCAAGATGGCAACTCTGCTTTTGGATACCGTGCTGGAATCTCCGTTTCTTCTGGAGAAAATAATACTTTCCTCGGCAAGAGAGCTGGACAAACCTTTACAACAGGGTCTAATACTACTGCTATTGGAAATCAGGCTCAGCCAAGTTCAAATACTGTAAGTAATGAATTTACCTTAGGCAACAGCAGTGTTAACAGTCTACGCATCCCTGGCTTGCAGTCTGGCGCATCTAACGGTCAAGTCCTTACTTACAATTCAACAAATGATGATTTAGAGCTTGCTAATGTTTCAGCGACTGTTGCAAGCGGTGCTATTTATGAGAACAGTCAAAACATCAGCGCAAATTATTCAATCACATCAGGTAAAAATGCCATGAGTGCTGGTCCAATCACGATCGACTCAGGGGTAACAGTTACGGTAACCTCTGGGTGTACTTGGACTGTTGTCTGACTCATGGCCACTACCATCACTTGGGATATTGCACAGCTGGAACGGGAGACTGCGGATGGCTATGTGTTTACCGCTCATTGGACAGTCGTTGCGACAGACGGCATTTACGCTTCTAACGCTTATGGCAGTGTTGGCTTTGAGCGCCCTGAAGCCTTAATTCCTTATGCAGACCTGACCAAAGAAACCGTTATTGCTTGGGTTAAACAGGCCATTGGTGGCGCTGATAAAATCCAGGAAATAGAATCAGCTTTGCAGACAATGCTTGGCGAGCAAAAGTCTCCAACCAAAGCGTCTGGCACTCCCTGGTCCTAATTCTTTCAATCTTAAAAATGGCTGACACACCAACCGCTGCTGAAATCGCCAAGCATTACGCCGCTGCGCTTGACAGCGTAACTTTGATCAATGCGCTGATGGCTCAAGACAGCCGCACCGCTGAAGAGCAGGACACCGTAGATCGTAATGTCGATCATTTGGAGATCATGGTGGCCAAAGACTTTTGGACCACGGAGGACATGGCTCCCCTCAATGCAGCAATCAAAGCTGGCAGCTGATGCAACGCCCTGACCCGATGATCCCCTGCAAGCCTGGGGCGGCTGATTGTGAAGCAATGGCCAATCGAGTGCTTTGGCTAGACCACCTCTACATGCTTGATGGCCGGGACAATCCTGGCCATGAAATGCACGGTGTCTACACTGGCCTCGCTATTAAATACCAGAACCAATGATCA